ACGGTCGCATTCTTGTAAGCAAGATCAAATTTGTCCACAGCAGCCTGGGATGGGAAGATACTTCCGTTCTTCCACAAACGCACAGCTACGATAGAAGGAGCAGGATTCCACTCCTTACGCACACCACCCTTGCGGGCTGGTGCTACAACCTCCTCCACTCTGGAGGAGCTCAAAAAGCCTAACAAACTGTTCATGTCTGTTGTTGTGTTTAAAGATGAATAATCTACGAGCTTGTAACGAGCTTGTCTGCAGGAAGGAACACTTCGTTCCAGTCCATCGGGAATTTTCTACCGGCCAGCCGTGGTATCCTTGCACCCATTACATTGTTCTCAAAGGTCTCAAAGCTTACCTGTAGGCCCGGTTTACCTGGTTCACGATACATGTACCCGATGATATCCGCCTTCGCGCATACAATAGCACCGAGTCTTCCTGTGAGGGAGATGTCGTTCACGGAGACATCTATCCCTCCCTTATTGATAACCTTGTCCTTGATGTGCGAGATCAGTATCAGATGCTCACAGATCGTAGCAAGGCGGTCAATTTGATATACAACTTCCAACCTCATGTGATAGTACCCGGCACCTTGCGGAAGCTCCAGTACACTCTTACCCTTAAAGGTCGAACCGATAGTGGTGAGCTTGTACTTTTCCGTAGCTGTCACTTCACAGTAGTCTTCCAATTTGTCAATGGTGTCCACGATGAGGAACTTGTACGGAGGCCTTGGCTTCTGCCCGGTACGGGTGAATTCTTTCATCCCTATATCAAGGATGGATTCATAGACAGCATCGATCGAGGTATAATCAATACTGCCATCTGGTTTCAGGCTGGTTTGCCCGTTGATAGAACTGACTGGTATCTTCAGCGAGGTGATCAGTTCAGTACCACGTTCGCAGTCGAGGATCATTGCCCGGTGACTTGGGTCATCGGGATGATCAAGCTTAGCAACCTCTGTGGTCTTTCCTATCTTGGGCGGACCATAGAAGATGCTGATTCTGGGATTGATCCTACTGGGCGCTATTGGCGCTGTTGGGAGGGAGAGAATTCCTGACATAGTGCTTCAATTTCTATTGCTTTGTTATACCATGGTGTCATGGCGATTACATTACTTCCCTCAATGGGCAGATCGTACACAGTACCGGAAAGACCATCGAGGAAGAGTGGTATCAGCCGGCTCGATATACCGTACCTGTTCTTCATCAGGTACAGGCCTCTGAAACACTCCCCAAGATTCTCTCCATCATCCGACATCAGCGTATAGCCGTGGAACTTGTCAAAGTCATAGCTGGCAGGATTGACCAGTCCAAAGACCAGGTCTGCATCCCTGAATGTCGCCTTGCTATCACCGAAATCAAGTCGCTGTGGCGCTATGGACTGTGGATTCTTCTTGTTGGTACGATGGAAACTCATCAGGTCTGTGGAGAACTGCTGAATAAAGCAGGTCGTGCAATGGAAGATGTTCCGGAGAACAATGCCATACTTACTCATCCTGTCCATGATGTGCTTGGTGTCCAGCTTCTGTTCAGAACCAGTCAGTGCCAAGTGATCGATGACCAGGAATGTGATAAGATTCGGATCATTAGGCTGGTAGCCTTTCACATAACCCTTCCTGCCTTTAGCTTTATCTTCTTCACTCACCTCTGCTCTTGTAACGATACCCACTTTCTCAAAGTGAGCACCGATAAGATCTTCGAATATCTTGGTCGGATGTATCACATCTTCCACGAACACGATGTCTCTCATCATCTCCAGTACCAGTGCATAGGCCTTCAGGATAAGCGCCTCGTGTGCCTTGGTTACTCTCTTACCTTCAATACGTCCCAGAATGTAATCACTTGGCAACCGGATACCCCACTTCTGGAAGATGATATGTGACACCCAGCGGGCGGTCTTATCCATCTTGCCCACTTCAAATGAACAGTAGAATATCTTGATCGGTCTGCCAAGTCGCTTAGCATCCTTCCACGCATTGAACACGAACATGAAATCGGCGACGGTAGTCTTGCCCACGGAGCTGTCAGCTCCAATGAGATAGTACCTTGCCTGGTGAATACCGTAGGTGTACTTGTCCAGTCCCGGTATACCACTGCGCAGGCCAGTGTTGAGTCCCTGCATACCACGTTTCACCTGGTACAGGAAGTCATTGGTCGGTAGCATTTCCCATTGCTTCCACTGTTCCCACAGAGCCGGGTCGACACCTTCAGGCGCCTCTCCAATCTCGTCGGTACTGGCCGCTTTGTTCATGATCTCGATAGCTTCTGCCTCAGCCGAGTTTAAAATGAGATTTAGACTCATTGTTGATCTGGGATTTTATGTGTTGATTCAATGCTTCGGGTGAGGTAGTACTGGCTGCAAGTGCTTCGTAATCGGTTCTCCAATCACCTTGCGCAAAGTAGTTGCCCACCGCTTTCTTATAATTCGTGCTGCTCTTGTAATAGAGCATCACACTCTTCACCAGTAGCTCATAGTTCACACCATTCTTGATAGCTGCCATGAATGCTTTCAGTCCAGTCTCACTGAACTTGTTGGCAGCATACACACCGCCCTTGTTATCGGGCAGGTGCTTTGGTACTTGTGCATCTGCAATGAGCTTGATAAAGAGCATTTCGAACTCGGGCTTGGACGTCGGTACCGGGATAGTGCTGGGCAGCATGTTCGGAACAGTTGCCACAGCAGTACTCACGATATCGGCATAGAACTTAGGAGTGAATACATACTTACCATTGTCCATGATAACATACCCACCCATAAGCAACTGGTCAAGCAACTGCTTGAGTGCTAAGTGTGACATGCTTTTCAATTATACGTGATTTGTCAAAGTTCTCTGTGGCACTCCTGTACCACTTCTCATCTGCCGTGCCTTTAGCAACGAGGATGATGATGCGGGCGACATGGTTCTCACGCCACCTGATGGTTCGTCCTATCCGTTGTATCAAATTAAGCTCTTTGGAATTTAGCTGAACGATAAGTATCTGATCCATGTTCGGCAAGTTCTTGCCTTCGTTCAGCGCCTGTACTACTCCAAGATACGATAATTTTCCATCACGAAAAGCATCAAGTTTGTCACTTGTTGTACTGCTATTATACACCTGGTCTCCACATAGTTGTGCACTTTGTTCGATGCTTCCGCAGAATATTAACGTACGTTCACCCGACTTCGCAATAGTGTCCAAAACCTCTCTTGCAAGCTTCTGCTTGCTCTTGAGATTTGACAGGAACTGGGTGCGCTTCTGTATCCAGGCAAACTTGAGTCCATCTATCTTCATGTAAGTAGCACGCTGCAGTTGCTTGGTGAGGTACCGGTAGTGCTTGAACTCAGTGGTAAGGAACGATTTCTTCTTAGTACCGGATGGTACGTCATAGATGGTATCGTCAAGATCCATCTTCAGCACGTAGATCTGGAAGTCGCTCACTACCTTGAGGTCTACAGCCATCTCCAGCGTTATCTCGAACACAGGTGGACAGATGTACTTTATCAGGTTCATCTTCTCCTTGTCGTTGTCCCAGTACTCACCCGGGAGTGTTGCTGTGAGACCCAGTACCGAGAAGACCTTGTACTCATCACGGCCGAAGAAGTTGGCGTTGATAGGTGTGAGATGGTGCACTTCATCAAGTATCACCAGGTCAACATCCCTCTGGGGTTTCTCCTTCTGGAGCGACGCCCAGCAGATCAACTTCACTTTCTGCTCAAGACCGGGATAGCCTCGTGCAGCCATCTCGTTTGGCCAGTCCACATCGCGTAGTGTCTCAGTAGGCACTACGATATAGACCAGCGCATTTGGGTCAGCTTCAAGCGTCTCCGCCGCTGCCCTGACACCGATACCTGTCTTGCCGGTACCGGTAGCCATCTCCATCGTTCCGCGCCTGTTTGCTCTTAGCCAGGCTCCATAGCCCTGTGCCTGCAACCAGGTTTTGCGTTCTTCTACAGTCATCATGGTAACCATGTGCTGTATCTGTTCTTTCGTTAGATTCATGTGATTACATTGTCTTCGAGGTGATCAATCTCAAACCAGGAAGGCATGCATTCCCCGAAGAAGCTGATTAGCGCTTCCACAGTTCCTGCACGCCTTACTGCTTGAATTTTCCGGGCCTTGATTGTTCTGCCCTTATACATCTTCTCCAGCCGTTCAACGATCTTCAGCACTGCCTTGGACTCGCTACGGGAGATGGCGCTCTCAACGAGATCACCATTCAGAGTTAGTATGAGTACATGCATCATTTACCGTTTATAGATTGGATAATAGCCTTTACCTGTGCCACGATACCATCAAGTGTAGGACTGGCTATAAGGTCTTGCCTGCCTTGTGTCTTACCATTCTCGAATTCTATCCAGCCTTTCCACTCGTTGGTACTGGCATACCAGTAGAACCACATCTTGGTTACCTTATCGGTACGGAAGGGATCTTTGATGATGGACGGCAAGTTGAATGGCTTACCGTCTCCAAGCATTTTCATGTCCATCAGCTATCATCCTCCGCTGGATTTTCTTCGTCATCATCATCTTCTTCGAATTCCAAGTCAGTGTCGAGCTGTAGCATGTGGTCTTCCACTTCGCTATACAGTATCGCCTTCTCTTTCTTGGTCATGTGCTCGCTGTTATCCTTGATGCATTTCTTGATAACAACCATTGCTTCATCAACTACTTGCTGATTCATTGTTTTGATTTTGAGGGTGAATGTATCGTTTCCTAAAATAGCCCCAGCTCTCCTGCCAGTCGGTTCCTTCAGTCTCCATCACAGCTTTGTAAAGCTCGGTGACAGTAACGGGCTCTGGACTGGTGAGGAGGGCATACACGGGACAGCCCGCATGTTGCGAGGTTGTGTCATGTTCTCCATGCCACAGCTTGCACCATGCTATAAAGGCTTGCTCGTTCTCTTTAACGGTGGATAGTACTGTTCGTATCATTTTATGAGTCCTTTCTCCTTTAACTTTTCGACGCCACGATCCGTTACCCAATAGACTCCGGTTGCATTGTCATCAACTATGAGTCCACGGGATAGCAGCGGCTTGGCGTGTGGCAGGTACCATATCATGGAATTTCCCACGTTGTGCTTGTACACTTCCAGCAATCTCTGCCATCCCTTTTCAGATAATGGTGCCATGGTATCACTTTACGATGAATAATTTGTTCCTTGCCCTTGTAGCTGCTACGTACCGTATCCTGTTGGACTCTTCGAATCCAACGATCTGGCGTGCTACATCAATGTCCCATTCCATGGAGATGCAATAGTCGTAGGTACTGCCCTGCGATTTGTGACCGGTCAGGCAGTAGTTGTACTTTGTCCAGGCAAATTTCTTCTGCATGTTATAGAACTGTTTCCACATCTCCAGCCTGTCAAAGTCTGTGCATTTCTTGGCAGCATCAGCGATCCGCTTCTGGATATCATCGTATGCCTGCTGACTATCCTCGTGCAGTATCCGTACATTGTACGTCTTACCATCCATGGCCTTCACCTCGCAGTGATATATG